TTATTTTCTCGCATGCTGGGGATAGTAGTTTTGGTTTGGTTAATGATGTTAAGTTTATGTTTCGTTTGATGTCTACTATTAAAGAAATATTACAAAAGGAATTTTCTAGTAATATGCCTAATCTGTTAATTTACTCTCCTAATAAAAAAGGTAGTGAACAAATCGAGGATACTGGGCGACATAGGTTGTATACTGCGTTTATTAAAAAAGCATTCCCTGATGCCCGTGTATTCGTAGATGATCGTAGTGAAGAAATAATATTTAAATTAAAGTAGATGCGTATATCGGTTATTATAATGGTTATATTGTGTATTACGTCGTGTAGTACCACATCAAACATGCAATGTGATGAGCTCTATGCTATAGATTATAACTGCGATATACCACAACGAAATTCATATGGTGTAGATAAGGATTATTATCCAAATGTTCAATCTATTTACTATTATCCTCGTTATACTCGCATTATTTACCCCACAACGCAACCTCTTCCCCATAGTGAGCAAAAAACCGTAATATCTAAAAAGCGGCCTTCGATCGTAAGAACAACTCGTGGTAGCGAGTAAAGTATATACGTAGATAAAGAAACAGGGGAGGTATTGAGTTAGGTTTTTTGGATATTTATTAATATGCCAACATCCTATACAAGATTACAATTAAGAAGTTTTCAAACCTCATCTGGGGATTTTCTTGGTTCTACTGCTTATACTTTTACTTTAGAAAATAATAATAATTCTACAGCTTACTTTGCTATAGAAGGAAATGAGTACTGGGGTGGTACCCGTTTTGTGTATAAGGATGTATTTCATTCGGCATCTTTTTCTTCTTTAACTAATTGTACAGTAGTTAGTGGTTCTACGAATGCTGCTTTTATAATTAATAAGAATGCTACTGCTACATTTACTTTTACTCCTACTGCTTTAATTGCTAAGGAACAGGTAAAATTTTCTGCACCTAATACTATTGTTTATAGTGTAGCAGACTTAACTGCTTCAGGTTCTTTATTGGGAGTAGATTTAGCAATTACCCCCTAATTTCTTACAAAACCCCCATATGTATTAATATGATACCAGGAGTAAACGACCCAGGACCTTGGCAATGGTACGTAAAGCGACCAGATAATAGAGGTTTATCTTTAATGGAAGTAAAACGAAAGTATATGCATGAGCAACTTTTGTTTGAAAATTACATAAGTACATTAAATACATTAAATACAGTAAGTACTGCTGCAGCAGGAGCTGCAGGTGGTCCTGCACCCGGAGGAGGTGGACCCGATATTACACCTGCAAAAGAAATTTTAACTGAAAGTGGAGATGCCATTTTAGCAGAAAATGGTGATTTCTTAGTAACCGAATAAAAAACAACATTAAAAAATGGCAACTACAAAAATATCTGAATTAAACCCTCTAGCATCAGGAAGTACCTGTGCTGCTGCGGTGCTTCCTATTGTAAATGATGGGGTAACTGATAAAATTTCGATTAATAATTTAAGAGGAACCTTAAGAGGAGCTTCAAACCAAGGACCAGATAATGCAGCATTAAATGGAGGTATTAATAATGCTGCTTGTAGATTAGGAGATGGTGTTTTAGGAGGCCAAGCTAATACAGTAAATGCTAATTTTGCTGCCCGTACTTCTAATAGTAATACATACAATTATGATGGACCTGTTATAACTTCTCAAGGATCTTTATCTTCCATTATTGGAGGATTAAAAAACGAGATATCTATAAACACGGCTAGTCTTTGTATGGCTTATGGTGGATACCCATTGTTACCTTCATTAATATTAAATAGTGTAGGCACATGTATTTCAGAATCAGCGAATAGTCCTTACCCTGGGTATTATCCTATTGTAGGAGGAAATATGATAATGGGGGCACATGGTACTAAAATTCTTGGTCCAACCGCAAATGGAAATTATAATATAGGTCTTAATAGTGTAATAGGGGGGTATTGCAATACTCTGGATTTTACAAATCAAGTAGCTGATCAAGCTTCTGCGAACTATGTAAATAGTATGATAAATTCTGTCAAATCAAATATTATTGGTATTTCAAGTGGAAGTTCAGCAGGGAGTTGGATGGCATATAATACTATAGTAGGAAGTTATGATTCAGATATAATAAATGGTCTTAATAATAGTGATGGATATTATAATTTAATAGGAAATAGCCGGCAAGCGATGATATTAGATTCGGGGGAGTCAACTATTCTGGGAACTGATTTAAATTCGTGCATCGAGAATTCATCTCATGCCACAATCATAGGTGCCCGAGGTGGTATCATTTCATCATCCAATTACTCAGCAGTAATAGGAGGTACGAATGGTTGTGTATCAAATGTTAGTAAAGCTGTTGTACTTGGAGGAGAAAATATTACAGCATGTGTTGCAAATGCTGTACACTTACAACAGTTAGTATTTAAAACAGGAGTTGGTGGAATTCCCACATCTAATCCAGGTGTAACAGGTCAAGTTTGGAATGATGCCGGAACTTTAAAAATTTCCTAAAAATTAATAAAATATTAATAATTTAATAAATAAAAAATGATAAAATTAAGATACCAAGGTGGGAATATAAAATTGGGGAGCAAAAGAGTAAACTCTTCTGAGGTTTCTGAGTGGGGGAATTTAAAAAATCATATCAATTCTTTAACTTCAGGGGGTGATCCTCTTATTTTTACACATATTTTAGAAGGAGAAAAAATAGTAGTTGCTAAAGGTAGTATGAGTAACAAACAAACTTTAGAATGGTCTAACTTAGATATTACTTTATGGAATGTTGTAAAAGCAGAAATTGAAGCTTTATAAAAGCTTGGAAATTTAAAAAGGTTTTATTATAATTAGTTACATGAAAAAAAAGTATTCAATTTTCCATATTGAGGGAGGTTTAGGTAAACACATAATGGCTACAGCGGTAGCACAATGTATAAAAAATAATTACCCCGATAGGGAACTAATTATAGTTGCAGCTTACCCCGAAATTTTTTTAAATATAGATTTTATAGATAAGGTGTATCGCATAGGCAATGCACCTTATTTTTATCAAGATTATATAGAAGGTAAAGATAGTCTTATTTTTAGAAATGAACCTTATTTTACTACTGATTATATAAATCAAACATCTCATTTGATTGAAAGTTGGTGTAATCTTTTCCAACTTGAATATAAGGGAGAAGCTCCTCAATTAATTTTTAATAGATCCCAAGAGTTAGAAGCTCTTAATTTTTGGAATAGAGATAAACCTATTATGGTTATCCAAACAAATGGGGGACCCCTAACACAAAATAATACTCATTCATGGGTTAGAGATATACCTTATTTAATAGCTAATGAAATAACTCAATTATATAATAAAGATTATCATATTATACAAGTAACAAGAGATAATACCGCTATCCTTCCTGGGGTAGAGGTAGTAACTGAGGTTCCTTCAAGTATGATGTTTTTGTCTCTTTTAAAATTTTCTAAAAAAAGACTTCTTATAGATTCTAGCCTTCAACATGCTTCTAAAGCTTTAAATTTAAAATCAACAGTTTTATGGGTAGGTAATTCTCCTGATACTTTAGGGTATGATCTTCATGACAATATAATAGCAAATTTGCCTAGTAATATAAAGTTACCTGATTCTTATATGAGTAAGTATACTATTCACGGGGCACTTCATGAATGTCCCATAAAAGAAGAAGTTATTTTTGATAAAGAAAAAATTATTTCTTCTATAGAAAACCAATAAATTTTATCATGAAAAAAATATTTTTTCAATCCTCTTTACCAAGAGCAGGATCAACCCTCCTCCAAAATGTTATGGGTCAAAACCCTAAATTTTACGTAACTCCCACATCAGGAGTACTTGAGTTAGTATATGGGGCTCGTAATCACTACACATCTTGTGATGAGTTTAAAGCCCAAGATGGGGAATTAATGAAAAAAGGGTTTCAAAATTTTTGCGCACAAGGTATAAATGGGTATTTTGATGCTATAACTGATAGACCTTATGTTTTAGATAAAAGTAGAGGGTGGGGTTATTATTATAATTTTTTAGATTTTATTTACCCTAATCCTAAAATAATATGTATGGTAAGGGATTTAAGGGATATTTTTGCTTCTATGGAAAAAATCTTTAGGAAAAATCCTGATATAGCTTCTGGTATGGAAGATAATTCAAACCTTAAAGGGATAACTACAGAAGAAAGAATAGATATATGGTCATCGGCACCTCCTATAGGATTATCCTTAGAACGTTTATATCAAACTCTAAGTGAAAAAAATGATAAATACATACATTTTGTAAAATATGAAGATTTTACCCAACACCCCCAAAAAGAAATTAAAAAAATTTATAATTATTTAGAATTACCTTACTTTAAGCATGATTTTAATCATGTAAAACAAATTACCCAAGAAAACGATAGAATTCATGGAATATATGGGGATCACACTATCAAAAGTAAAATAAAATATGTTCCTAGTGATGCTCAAGAAGTTTTAGGTAAGGTAGCTTATAATTGGGTTAGAAATAACTACCAATGGTTCTATAATTATTTTGGATATGATTGAGAGGACGTCATATTAAAGTCATATTAAAATTTGGCTCCACCGGAGATCGTTCGTATATTTACGGGGTAAGGTTGCGAGCGAGTCAAGACCGATTATTTAAATTTTTAGTTATGAGTGATTTAATGTTTTCAGCGACTGTAAAAGATGTTCAATTCTTGAACGACGAGCAGATTAAAGAGGTTTGCCCAGTTGCATTTTCTGAGAGTGCTAGTAGTGAAGTTTCAAAGCACTACACACACATTCCAACCAATCAAGTAATTGATGATATGCGTAAGCTAGGTTGGGGGGTTATTGAAGCGAAACAAGTTGCTGCTCGTAAAACAGCAACAGCAGGTTTCCAAAAACACATGATGATTTTCCGCCACCCAGATTTGATGGTTGAAGGAAAAGATGGTGATAATGTTTGGCCTCAAATCATCATGACTAATTCCCATGATGGTAAAAATTCATTTACGTTCCAAGCCGGAATGTATCGATTTGTTTGTTCAAATGGATTGGTGATTGCCGATGAAGAATTCGGTTCAATGAAAATCCGTCACATGGGTTATGATTTTAATACTTTGCGTGAAACTATTGGTGAGATGGTTGATAAATTGCCTCTTACAGTTGATAGTATGAATAAATTTAAAGCCACTACACTTGATAAAAATCAAAAGTATGATTTGGCTCGTAAAGCACTTGAGACACGATTTAAAGTTCAAGAAAACCAGAAGGTTGACCAGCTTTATAAGATTGATCTTGATGAGTTTCTTACCCCAGTGCGTAAGGAAGATGCAGGAGATGATTTGTGGAGTGTATTTAACCTCGTACAAGAGCGTGTAGTTACAGGAGATTTTGATTACGTTTCCGGTGCTAAAATGCGTAAAGCTCGTGAGATTAAGAACTTTAAGCAGGATTTGAAAGTAAACCAAGAGCTCTTTGAGGTAGCAAAAGAATTTGCAGCATAAGAGCAATGCCATGTTGATTGGAGGGGGAGGATGTTAACCTCCCCCTACTTTTAATTTAATTTTACTAAATGTCTAAAAATACAAATCCATATACAATGAAAACAGAAGATGTAGTTCAAATGGTTCTATCTAAAGCTGATGATTATGAGCTAAGAAATGAAGTAAGAGCGGAGGCAATGGCTATTTTAAAAGAAAATCCTAACATAGATACTGGGTCCGCATATTTAATGGCTGCTATAGAATGGGATGTCGCATGAAAAATTATTGGGTTTATAACACTACTATAGGAGATCTTGAGATCGACTATATTTATAACCGTAATGGACATAAATAAAATATTTGGTGCTTTTGATTCTGAAAAGGATGATAATGGATTTCCTATTCCTAAGTTTATAAAGGATATAGAAGAAAATCACCCTAAATATTATTTAGGTATGTTTAAAAAATTAATAAACAACCACCTTAGCTACCAAAAAGGATTAATCCAAATATTCCAGTCAGCTGATCCTAAATTAGATATGGAAGATATTAAAGCTGCTGGGGAGAATATGTTATATAATAAAGCTTGGGAGTATATTAAAAATTATGACTTAGAGGATGAATATTCTCAAAAAGCTTTATCAAAAGGAAAATCAGTTGAATTAGAACATGCGTTTGTATCTGCTATAGTTTACTTTGAAAATCAGGAAGAATATGAAAAGTGTGCTTTTCTTAAAAAATTCCTTGATTTTTTAGATTCCATTTCGTAACTTAAAATTAAATTTATATAAAAATGTATTTTAGAGACCACATCACCAAAAAACTCGAACATATCGAGGCAAAATTGAAGCACATCGAATTCCACACTGTACGAGGGAATAAAGATGAGATTATTAAGATTAAAGAACAGTGTGAAGATTTAGTTGAGGAGATTCAAGCATCGATTCAACGTGAACCAATGACTCCTAACGAACAAAACCGAGTATAATGCTTACAGCCGAACAAATCCAATCTAATTGGGGAGAATTCTGCAACAATATTGAGTTGTGGGTTACAAGAGATTCTTCTCGAAAAGAAAAACTCATTGAGTTTTATAAAAAATATGAGGATCGCATTATGATAATGCCTGCGGCTCATAAAAAAGAATACCACAATGCCTTCCCAGGGGGTTATGTTGATCATGTCAATAGGGTTGTAAAATGTGCTCTTAATATTAATGATGTTTGGGTCGAAGCAGGTGTAGATGCTACAACTTACACTCTTGAAGAACTTGTATTTTCTGCTATTAATCATGATTTAGGTAAAATGGGTAGTGAAGAGCATGAATCTTATATTCCCCAAACAGATAAGTGGAGAAAAGATAAATTAGGTGAGGATTACATGTTTAATAAACAAGTCCCATTTGCTTCTGTACCAGATAGGGGTTTATTTATGCTACAATCTCATGGAGTTCAATATACTTTTAATGAAATGCTAGCCATCCAAACTCATGATGGGTTGTATGATGTAGCTAATGAAAAATATCTTAAGGCATTTATACCCGAACAAAAACCACGTACATCTTTACCATTTATTCTTCATCAGGCGGATTTAATGGCAGCTAGAATTGAATTTGAGCGTGAGTGGTTATCTAGGTTTAAAAATCCCGTGCCTACCCAGGAGAAGAATTTTACATTGAACACAGAATCTAAAAAATCAACAAAAGATAAAGCACTTTCACAACTTGAAAGTAAAGGTTTAAAAGATTTATTTGACAAATTATGATAGAAACAATTATTATAAGTGTGTTAGGGGTTTTGGTTGTAGTCTTAGGATTTACAACCTTTAACCTTCTACGAAAAAATGAAAAACAAGAAGATATATTGGCAGGGTATATAACTTATCTTGACCAATTTAGTAAAATAATAGAATTTTCGGATGAAAAGATGAAAAAAATTGATGAGCAAGGAATATTTAAAAGTGATGATGAAATCGGTTTTATGTATGAGCAAATCAGAGAACTTCAGAAAGTTCTATCTAATTTTAGGATAGATAAATTATGAGCACATTACCCCCTCGAAAAAGGAAGAAGAAGACAAAAAATCAATATTTTACTCAAGAAACAGAAGACGCTATTGTTAAATACAATGGCTCTTCTGATCCCGAAGAAAGAAGTAGAATTTATAGAGATGGAATTCATTATGGGTTTTTTAAACTCACCGAAAATATAATTCATACTTTTAAATTTTATTATACCGAAGTAAGTGATATTGAGCATTTACAACATGAAGTAATTACGTTTTTATTAGATAAAATTCATTTATTTGATCCTACACGCGGAGCAAAAGCATTCTCATACTTTGGGACAATCGCTAAACGGTATTTAATTATACAAAATACTAAAAACTATAAGAAAAGAATAGACAAAGCCCCAGTCGAAGAATTACACCATAATTTAAAATATTCATATGACATAGATTATGATCCTATGGAAAAAGATAGGGATTCTATTTTTATGGATGAGTATGTAGATTATTGTAATTCGGTTCTTCCCGAGTTATTCCCTAAGTTAAAAGATGCTCAAATAGCAGACGCTATATTATCTATATTTGCTTCTAGAGAAAATTTAGATATATTTAATAAGAAAGCACTTTATATTTACATAAGAGAAATGGTGGATGCTAAAACTCCACAAATTACTAAAGTAGCCACTAAATTAGGAGCAATTTATAAAAAACACTATATCTTTTATAAAGAACACGGATATACTAATTTTGAGGATGTCTCATATTTATAAACAAAATAAATATGGGGCAATTAAACAAAAAAATATTTGGCAAGAAAAAATTCTCTGATATTTTAGAAGAGATATACCTAAATCAGAAGAAGAAAGAAGAGCAAATTTCTACTCTTATATCTGAGTTGAAACCCTTAATTCAAGATATAGGAGATGCTACTTTAGTTGTACCTTTACTTAAAGAATATCTTGAAATTTCTGTTAAAAATGATGAGCAGCTTATCAAAATGGCTACTATTATTCAACGTGCTGTTCAAAGTGAAACAACAGATGATGGTAGTTTTGGTATGACAGAGGATGAAAAGCAACAGTTATTGAATGAAGTAAAAAAATTCAAGGACGATAAAAAGTAATGTCTAACTTAGAATATGGCATATCAGGACTTTCTCAGGGGGTATTAAATAGATTTGATACTCCTTCTACTCCTATAACTAGAGAAATTTTTTCTAGTAGAGTAAAAGATATTATTTTAGATAAAGCTCACCCCGAATTTAATAATTATGGTGAATGGGCTTCTATAGGTGTGATACTAATTGAGAGTGTTAATCAACCTACTACTAATAAAGCCGTAATTCCTGTTTATCCCTTATTTCCTAATATAAAACATTACCCCCTAATAAATGAAATTGTAACAGTTTTATCTTTACCTTCTACAGGATTAGAATTTAATACTGATTCTTCCCGTTTATATTATTTACCTCCTACTAACATTTGGGGAAGTCAACACCATAATGCTATTCCAGGGAATTCAGGATTAGTACCTTCTCAACAAAAAGATTATCAACAAACCTCAGCGGGTAGTGTTAGGAGGGTAACGGATGGGGGTACTGAGATTGTTTTAGGTAATACTTTTATTGAACAACTAAATATAAATCCTTTACAACCTTTTGAGGGGGATCATATTATAGAGGGGAGATTTGGACAATCTTTAAGATTTGGGAGTAGTGAAGGTAAAGACCCTATTACTAAAATAAGAAATGGGCAAGGGGAAGAAACAACTGAAGGTTGGACTACAATTGAAGAAGATATAAATGAAGATAAAGCTTCTATATATTTAACTTCTACTCAACAAGTAAATTTAGAGCCTAATATATTTAATTATAATTCTTATACAACAGCTCCTGAAAATGTTAAGGATTATTCATCTAATCAAGTATTAATTAACTCTGGAAGATTGGTCCTAAATGCTAATCAAGATTCAGTATTAATAAGTTCAGCAAGATCTATAAATTTAAATTCTCAAGACTCAGTTAATATAGATAGTAAAAACCAAGTTGTAATTAATTCTCCTAATATTTTATTAGGGCATCGTAGTAAAGATGCCACAGAACCCCTTTTAAAAGGAGATATTACTATAGAATTACTATCTGAATTAGTAGATGAATTAAGAAAATGGATGATCCAATTTAATACTAATCCTTCCCCTTATTTAGCTCCTTTAAAAGTTGCTACTACTCCTTTAATAACTACTTTAGTAAAAGTAAAAACAGAATTAGAAACTAAAACTAAATCTAAAGTAAGTAAAACTATATAATGGCTAAGATTGAAGAAGATATTATTAAAAATTCCACTCCTGAAGATTTAAAGGAAAAAAAATTGGCTAAGTTAGGAACTATAGTTACTAATCAAGCAATGATTTTTGCTGAGAGGATAATTCCTATCTTAGAACAGAAGATTAAAGCCGAAGCTACGAGGCAAGCTGTAGCATTAGCCCAACAACAACTTTCAGAATTAAAAGATAAATGTCCACCTGAAGTAGAAAAACTAATAAACATTCGAAATAACATAGTAGGACAAGCAAATTCTATAGTAGAAACTATAAATAAGGTATCTACTACCGTTGCTATTGCTTCTACAGGAATTAATACTCTTATAAGTTTAATAAAAGCTTTAAAAATAGCAAAAATATCCCTTTCAGTAGGATCTAAATTTGCTCCTGTTGTTCCTGGGGCTGTAGCCTCGGGGATAAGCGATTTAGATGATTTAGTTACTAATAAAACATTTGATATAGAAGGGAATTCTAAAATTACCCCTGTGGTGGATGCTATAAATGGAATTGCGGTTCCAATTGCCTTAATTAGTTTTTATATATCTAAATTTTTATCATTAATATTAACATTAGATGCTTTAGTAAAAGATTGCAGCACTACAAATAACCCCTCATTTGTTCTTTCTCCTATATCCGAGGATTTAATAACAATAGCAAAAAATCAAGATCAAGCAGAAAAATCACCAAATTCATCTTTATATCAAGGATTTATTTTAGAAATAGAAGAAGTACCTTTTTCACCTACTGTAAATAGGAGAAGAGCTTTAGGAAAAAATTCAGACGGAATTACCTTAATCCAAACCGAACTTTCATTTACTCCATCAAATAAAGTAATGATAGACGAATTAAAATTTATTATTGATAGAGATAATTTGAAAGCTTATTAAATATAATATTTATAAATAATGAAATCACAAGCATTTAAATCTTTAATTAAAGAGGCTGTTAAAGAAGCCATTCAAGAAGAATTAAAAGAAGTACTAATAGAAGCAGTAAAAGCTCCTAAACAATCTTTTGTAACTCAACCTATTAATGAAACTTTACCTAAAACTCCACCTCAAGTAAGTGAGGATAGAAGAGCAAAATATGCTAATATTTTAGGCGAAACAGCCTCCCAATTCACCAGCCAAGATGTTCAACGTTTTAGTCCTCAAGGTACTATGCCTGGTGGAGATCTTCCTAAAGGGGATCTAGGGATGGATCAAATAATGGGATTATTAGGTAATAAATAATGGCAATAGAAATCGGAAACATACCAGCTTTAGATCAAAGTCCTGTTGTGGGGATTGGATTATCTGTACCTTTTCAGTCTGCTGCTATTTCTGGTTCTGATTCTCTCTTTAATATAAATTATACTACTGCTGAACAGATTAAATTTAATATAATTAATTACTTTCTCACTAGTAAAGGAGAAAGAATATTTAATCCTACTTTAGGTAGTAATATAACAGGATATGTTTTTGATCCTAATGATCCTTCAACTCTTGAAGTATTAAAAAAAAATATTGAAGATGATGTTGCTTTAGTATTTCCTATGGTTAATCTAAAAAAAATTACAACATCTTCAGATCCCGAATATTATAACATAACGGTTCAAATGTTTTATTCGGTGTTCTCAAGTTTAAATGAATTTATAGAATTTAACATGCCATTGTAATGCCATATAACTTAATAACTGATAATAACGGGGTTAATAGGAATATTAAATATATTAATAGGGATTTTTCTGATTTTAGATCTAATCTTATAGAATTTGCTAAAACCTATTTTCCTAATACTGTCACAGATTTTAGTCCTACATCCCCCGGAACCATGTTTATTGAAATGGCTTCCTATGTTGGGGACGTGTTATCTTTCTATACTGATAACCAAATTCAGGAAAACTTTGTTCAATATGCCAAACAAGTAAATAATTTATATGATTTAGCATATATGATGGGATATAAACCATCTGTTACAAGTGCTGCTTCTACTAATTTAGAATTATTTCAAACTGTACCCTCAGCTTATGATAGTGTTAGTGGTACTTATGTACCTGATTTTAGATATGCTTTAGTTATAAATGAAAATACTCCTGTAGGGGGAACAAGTGGTACTAATTTTTTAATTCAAAACAGAATCGACTTTAGTGAATCAAGCTCTTTAGATCCTACTACAGTTACGGTATATGAAATTACAGGAACTGAACCTTCTTCATTCTTACTTAAAAAAACTACTAAAGCTATTTCAGCTAATATTAATACTACTACTATTACAGTAGGTGAGCCTGAAAGATTTGCTACTTATGATTTATTACTTCAACGTCCTTTAGGAATTTTAGATGTAGTAGATAGTGATGGAGATGAATGGACTGAAGTAGATTATTTAGCCCAAGAAACAGTATTTGAAACTATTAAAAATACTAATCCTTTTCCTAATGATCCTAATACTCAAAATGATGCTGCTGAGGTTGGTGAATTATTAAGATTAAAGAAAGTGCCTAGAAGATTTACTACTAGATTTTTAAGTAGTAACAATTTAAACAGTGGCTCAGCTACGTTACAAATTCAATTTGGAGCGGGTTCCGCTAATGACTATGATGAGCAAATCATTCCTAACCCTAATAACGTAGGGGTGGGTTTACCTTATACGCAAGATAAACTTACTACAGCTTACTCCCCTTCTAATTTTATGTTTACAAAAACATATGGGGTTGCTCCTTCTAATACTACTTTAACTATAAGATATTTAACTGGAGGTGGAGTTGGAGCAAATGTTCCAGCCAATACTTTGAATACTATTACTAGCTTAAATAATGTATTCTTTACTACAGATAATTTAGATGCTACTTTATCCCAAGCTACCTTTGATTCTTTAGCTGTAAATAACCCTAATGCTGCAGCAGGTGGGGGTAATGGAGATTCTGTTCAAGATTTAAGAACTAATTCTTTAGCTAGTTATGCTTCCCAATTAAGAAGTGTAACCCAAGAAGATTATTTAGTAAGATCATTAAGTATGCCTTCACAATATGGTTCTTTAGCTAAAGCATATATAGAACCCCAAAAATTAGATAATCTTCTCCCTGGGGAAAAGTCATCTATTTTAGATCTATATGTTTTAGCATTTGATGCTAATAAAAAATTAGTATCTACTTCTAATGCTTTAAAACAAAATTTATCTACTTACCTATCTCAGTATAGAATTATTAATGATTCTCTTAGAATTAAAGATGCTTTTGTTATCAATATAGGAATTAATTTTGAAATTGTAGTACTTCCTAATTTTAATAGCAATGCAGTACTTACTAATTGTATTAATAAATTAATAGAATACTTTAATGTAGATAATATGCAGATAAATCAACCTATTTTAACAAATGAGTTGTATTTAATGTTAAATTCTGTTAATGGAGTTCAAAATGTTAAAGACATAACATTTAATAGTAAAGTAGGAGAAAGTTTAGGTTATTCTAAATATGCTTATGATATAAGTGGAGCAACTGCTAATGGTGTAGTTTACCCTTCACAAGATCCATCTATTTTTGAAGTTAAATTCCCTAACACCGATATAAAAGGTAGAGTAGTACCCTTATAATATAAATTATGGCAGTATATAAAATTTTCCCTGAAAAAGATTCAACTATATATTCTGAGTTCCCTTCTATGAACACAGGGTTAGATGAGATCATAGAAGCATCTACTTTTTATAATTCAATTTCCCCTGAAGTAAGTAGATATCTAATCAAATTTTCTCAAACAGAAATTGGGGATATTATAAATAACAAAATCCAAAATTCTAATTTTCAGGTTAACTTAAGAAATTATATTGCTAATATAACAGGAATTAATACAGACACTACTTTAGAAGTTTACCCTGTATCTGGTTCTTGGAATATGGGAACCGGAAGATACTCAGTTAATCCTCAAGTTAAAAATGGAGTATCTTGGACTTATAGACTAAGTTCGGGATCAGGAAATTGGCCTAATACTTATAATGCTTATGTTACCGCTTCTTATAGTGGTTCTAATGTAGGGGGAGGTACCTGGTATACAGGATCGGACTTAGGATTAAATGTAACCCAGTCCCAAGTATTAAGTTATTCAAGTGATAGAGATTTAAATGTAAACGTAACTAATACTGTATTAACTTGGTATAGTGCTTCTAATAGTTTAGGGGGATTTGTTAATGATGGGTTTATAGTTAAACAATCTAAAGAAGATGAGTTTATAGCTGATAGAAATTATGTTACTACAGTGAAATATTTTTCTATAGACACACATACTATATACCCCCCACAACTTGAGTTCAAATGGGATGACTTTGCATTTAACACAGGATCCTCCACTAATACTATTATAAATACTTCTCGTATGGTTGCATCATTAGATAATAATGCAGGAACTTATAGACGAGGAAGTGTTGAAAAAATTAGAGTAAATTCTAGGCCTCAATTCCCCCAAAGAGTATTCCAAACTGGGTCGGTTTATACTACGAATTACTATCTTCCTACAGCTTCTTACTATGCTGTAAAAGATTTAGATACTAATGAATTTGTAATTGATTTTGACACAACTTATACTAAAATAAGTGCAGATAGCGAAAGTAGTTACTTTACCCTCTATATGAATGGGTTAGAGCCTGAGAGATATTATCAAATACTTATTAAAACTAATATTGATGGAGAAACCTTAATATTAGATGATAATTATTATTTTAAAGTAATAAATGGCTAATCACTTAAACATATATAATTCAGGGAGTGAGTTAAAGTTAAGCAAAAAACTTTATAATAAATCTGCTTACCTTAATACTATTAATAACCAATTTACTGAGTTGGTTCCTCCTACTCCTATTGTTGAGGATCCTATTAGTGTGGGTGAATTTTTTCAAACCTATAACGAATTATTTTATGAAATACCTAAGGAAGGAGAAATAAACTCTCACGAGTATTTAATAAAACAAAGTACTGAGTATGTAGGTTCCGTGGGTATTTCTAATGAAATACAAGCTTTATTAGAAGAAATAACTTCTTTAAGAGAAGAAAACTTAGAATTACAACAAAATATTATAGATCTAACATCAACTAATGACAGTATTAACACCACTCAACAATCCTGAAGGGACTACTCAACAAGAATATAATTCTGAGCAGGAAATCCTTATCCCAGTGGTGGATTCTACTTCAGAGTTTAATCCTGTGACAGATCAGGTAATTTTTTCTGTAGAAACTATTACAGGGGAATTATTAGTAAGTGAAAAAATTTCTAATTTTAATATCAGAAATTATAAAAATACTATTAATGAAGATCAAATTTCATCAGTTGTAGTTTACCCTGTACAAAATATTGAAAAAGCAGGATATTCTACAGGGGTTTATAATATATACTATAATTTTTATAGAACAGCTTTACAATCAGACCAATATAAATTCTTTCTTCAAGAAGTTTCTCCTAGTAGAACAGAACTAAGAATTTCAGCCAATAATGTTCCAGATGAAGAAATTAATTCTTTAGTACAGGAATTTCAAACCTTACTTGAGGGGGAAGCATTTAAAGATTTTTATATAGAGATAAATGGTTCTTATTATATTGCTAATAATATTTTAGTAGATAGTGCATCTATCCCTAATACTATTCTTTTAAAATTATACCAACCTCTTCCTTCTAATATAGGGGTGAATACCCAACTTCAAGTAGTATTTGAGACTGCTGAAACTGTTGGATTTAACTTAAATTTACCTCCTAAACCCATCCCAATTGAGGGAGATGTAGAGTATATAAAAGGGCCTAATTTTAGCTACCAGCTTTCTGATCAAGTTAATAATTCAACTATAGAACAAAATTATAATTCATTAGTAGAAACAAATCAATTAACTTCTTCATATAATGAGTTAGAAAATATTTTAAATCAAAAAGGTATAACTGTTAATATAGATTATACTAATTTTGATAATTTTATTCAATTTAGTTCTGCTGAACAGAGATTATTGAATTTTTATTATAAAGTAAATCAACTTGAAGCTTTTAATAATGATTTAAATAATTTAAATACTATTACTTCGGATTCACCTTCTGTGTCGGCTTCTAAAGCATCTTTAGAATCCCAGATAACCAACATTATTAAAAATTTTGATGGATATGAAAACTACCTTTATTACACTTCAGGTACTTTAGCCTATCCTAAATCTAATTCTTCTCAACCTTACATTTTACAACCTACAGGAAGTACAGAAGTATTAAACTGGTTAGGAAATTCAGATGAATCATCCCCTTATTATGGAGGTAGATTATTTACAGCATCTGTTTATGATAACGAAAACCAAGACAATTTATTTAACACAGTTCCTACTTACTTAAGAGAAGACCCAGCTAATGTGGGGTATGAATTATTCTTAAATATGATAGGTCAGCACTTTGATATATTATACTCATATATAAACATTATAACAGAAAAAAATAATGCTGATAATAGATTAGACTATGGTATATCAAAAGATTTAGTAGCAGATGCTTTAAGAGATGCAGGGTTAAAATTATACCAAAATAATTTTTCTTCTGATGAATTATATTCTGCTATTATAGGATATAATCCTAATGGTACTACTTTACCTCCTACAGGATCTGAAGTGATTGATACTTATGTAGCAGTTTCTAATAGTGCTATTCCTTTAAATAATTTAAATAAAGAAACTTATAAACGTTTATATCATAATTTACCTTATCTTCTTAAGAAAAAAGGTACTGTTGAAGGTTTAAGAGCTTTAATTAATTGTTTTGGTATTCCTGATACTATTCTAAGAATATCTGAATTTGGAGGAAAAGATAAGGATAATACTGATGATTATGATTATACCCATAATAGGTTTAGTTATTCTTTATATGCTAATGCTGTAGATCAAGTAGTAGTACCTTGGACTTCTTCATTATTTGAAGATCCTGTACCTCAATCAATCTTCTTTAGATTTAAAACTGATGGGTATAGAAACTCCCAAACCCAGGCTCTTTTAGTTAAAGACAGTCAAAACCCTGAATTTCCTGATTTTTATATAAAATTAGAACATACTGGGTCAGGAGCTCTAACTAGTGGCTCCTACTCAGGCTCAATTCAAAGTCAAAGTGCGGATTACGGTACTTTAACTTTTGGGATAGGCAATCCTTCAGCTAATTATACAGCATCTATTAATTTACCTTTTTACAATAATGATTGGTGGGGGGTTAGTATAGTAAAAGAAAGATATAATTATCGTTTAAGGGTTGGACAAAAAATATATAACGGACAAGATGGTTGGAAATTAGGTTATTATGGTTCCGATGAAACTGGTAATTTAATACCATCCTTAGCTTTTAATGCTTGGAATCCTACAGGAAGTGTTAAATTTAGTAATTCTATTGAAGTAAATAGTAGTTTTAATATAGATACTACTTTATTTAAAGGATATTATCAAGAAATAAGATTTTATAATGGCAATTTTGATGATACTGAAAGTGATTTTGATGTTATAACTAAAGATTATATAATGAATCCTACTTCATTAGAATCTTTAGCTTTAACAGGATCTAATTCAACCTTTAATATTCTTTCATTTAGAGCAGCACTAGGTAATGAATTAATAGGAGCTAGGGATAACTTATTTATACCTCCTATAATTTTTTTAGTTGAAGGAGGATTACCTACAAACCTTCCTTTTAACCTTCCTTTACTAAATAGCATTGTAAATCCTTCTTCAGGCTTACCTGTAAGTTTACCATTTAGTTTACCTCTTTTTAGTACTAGTACCCATTACTTATCTTCAATCCACCCCGCTATAACTGCAAGTTCAGATTTATTAATAAGTCAATCATTTGGAAACCATAGTACTTACCAAATTATAAATTATGATAGTGGTCAACCTTTTGGATCACATTTGATAGGTGGTACAGAATTTTATTATTTTGACCAGCCTGCTTTAGGTATCAGAAATAGAGTATCAGAAAAAATAAAATATCCTGATTTATCTCTCCCTTCAGGGAATACTTTATCTCCTTATAGAAGTGTTCAACAAAATTACCCTTCAGAAAGAAACTATACTAAAGATGTAAATTATGTTGAAGTAGCGTTTTCTCCACAAAATGAGATTAATGACGACATAAATTCTACGTTTGGATACTTTAATATAGGGGAATATATCGGAGATCCTCGTCAAATATCGGAATCATATTATTCATATCCTGAGTTGGATAATATACGAAATTCTTACTTTGAAAAGTATTATAAATCTTATGATTGGAAAGATTACATAAGATTAATTAAATATTTTGATAATTCTTTATTTAAAATGGTACAAGACTTTGTACCTGCAAATTCAGGATTAGCTTCAGGTGTCGTAATTAAACAACATTTATTAGAAAGAAATAGACAACGACCTGCTCAAGTTGAATCCTCTCAACATGATTATAGTGGATCTATAGAATCAGGATTTATTAGTGGGGGAACAGGAGGTACATTTAGTGAATTAAATGTATTAGGTAGTAACCCTGAGGGTCAGTCTCAAGGGTTTACTAATCAAATTGCTCCGTTTGTTACCCAAAGTTGGGTGTATGATGTAGATACTCCTGTAGGTCCTCAAATTATAAGTCAATCTACTCAAGATGAATTTTATAATGGGGAATTTAGTGGAAGTGAATATACTGTAACTAATGGTGAGTTAATCCTTCCTCCTCCTTCAGTAGGAATTGAAGATCATATAGGATTATACCCAATAGTTAGAGGATTTGTTTTCGAACCTAATTTCTCACCTGTTGATGATGGTCAACTAAATACTTCTACAGATGGATTTATGCAAATATTTTGGCCCTTATATGTATTTTCAGATCTTACTCCTGAGGGGTATGTGAGAAATCCTGCGGCTACCCCAGTCCAGATAGCATTTAGAAATGATGATAGTGGGAATTATAATAATAGTGAATATTTTAATTACCTTTCCCCAGGGGATACCATTACTTTAAGGCAAAAAAATCTATCTCAAGCAGGGATGCTTCACCAATTTACTATTGGGGGTACTTCAATATTAGAAATCGGAGGAGGAGGGATCAAATGGTATGTATTTACTATCTCAAATTATTTACCTAGTGCTAATCCTGTTAATTTAACTAGTAACTTACTTGGTACCTTAAATGCCCCCATACCCGCTGATTATTTTATGGATATTGACTTTGAACTTATGGTTGATGCTTCAGTAATAGATCAAGAAGCCTTCCCGGATATTAATCCTATACTCAATAATGTTCCTAATAATAGATTATCTACTATTTATCAAGATGTAGATTATGCAGGTAATTATATAACCCCTGTGAATTTTAATTTACTTTTAAATGGAGTAGGTTCTAAGTTTCCAATTCCCGATTCAAATTATACACAAGCAGGATGGTCTAATGGTAGGTATAACGGTAGTAGAAATAGTTCACAAGATTTTAATCAATAATAAAAGATGCCAGATCCATACATTCCTTCTAATCCTGATGGTGCAGATTCTTTACCTTCTAACCCAGAAACTGCAATACTTAGCGGTATTGAACAAGAACAATTAAATAATTTTCTAGGTCCTGTAAATGGTGCTTTAGGGGGATTACCTGTTGCTGAAAGGAATTCTAGTTATTTTATCACTTATAAGGGAGCAGGGGGAACAGGTCCCGAAATTATAGATCAAACTGCTATTTTTATAACAAATTTAGTAGATTCTAAAGGAAATATAAGTAAACCTTCTGAGGATTATAATTCTTTATATAATTTAATTCAAAATTTTGAAGTAGGTAAAAATGTTATAGTTAGAAATAATTTAGGATCTGAAAATAATAGTCAAATTGAAGGAAAACAAAAGATAACTGATGTTGGAAGACAAGAAACTATTTTGTTTTCTCAAACAGGATCTAGTCAAGGAGCTAATATCGACGAACTAATTTTTTTAAAAGATTTTGATAATGATGATATCCCAAGTTTCCTTTTTTGGTTAAATAAGGGAATCAAGAACTTGAATGCAGGGGAACAGGATATTATTGAGTATAATAACGCTTATTTAGAACCTGATGTTCCATCAACAGCAACCGTTGATAATACAACAGGAACTTATACGGTTGGGAATTTATCAAGTCCTCCTCAGGAGAATATAGATATAGTACAGATAAATATATGGACAAAACTCTCAAATGATACTACTAATGTAATAAATGGTTCTATTAGATTAATGAAAGATACCAGTGTATTTAGGCAAATACCTTTTGACATTGACGTAAGAATATCAGCAACAGAACCAAGAGAAAAAGAAATAAATAAGACCTTTAGCATATCTAAATCAGATTTAAATAGTGCAACATTTAAGATTAATGTTGCAGTAGATATTGATGGATCACGGATTGATTTTATAAATTTTAGGGCATCAACCCAATTTCCACAAACTTCTTTTCCAACCCCAACTCCAACTTATTGGTATAATAATAATGGAAATAATTTATGGTTAACAGCATCTCAAGATATTTCTTTAAATTATGAACAAACCCAAAATTCACAAAACATAATAGATACTATAGAGCCGGGGTTTAATTTTTCTTCCCCATCTCCTTTTATAGTTAGACCCGGGGATAAAATTAGATTTGGATATGATCCTACAACAGAGTATACAATTTATGAAGTTATAGAACCTATACAGGATTCTGAAGGAAGATTAAGATTAAGGCTTAATACGTTACTTCCTAATAATTTAAATTTAAATAATTTTGTATTACATAGAGTAAATTCTAATAATCCTACTTATATAATAGTAGATATTAAAAAGAATGATCTTGTACCTAATACTGAAGAGTTTGAAGGAATTCTCCTTCCGGAATATCCAACTCAAGAATTAAAAAATAATTTAGAAAATATAATTTTAAATCTTAAAGAAAAAGGGATATTATCTAATGAAAACTAAAAATAATAATATTTATAACCACATATTTATAAACAATGGGATATTTAAATAATTCGGTAGTAACAGTAGATGCTATCCTAACAAACAAAGGCCGAGAGCTTTTAGCAAGAGGTGATGGTTCTTTTAGAATTACTCAATTTGCCCTCGCTGATGATGAGATTGATTATTCATTATATAATCCAACCCACCCTTCAGGAAGTGCATTTTATGGGCAAGCTATAGAAAATATGCCTTTATTAGAAGCTTTCCCCGAAACTACTCAAAATTTAAGATATAAAATGGTAACTTTACCTAGAGGTACAGCTAAAATGCCAGTACTTGATTTAGGTTTCTCTCAAATTACTTTAAAACAAGGTGCTTCACTAGCTATTACTCCTCAAACTCTAAATTATTTAGGAGCTAATCAAGTATTTGAAGCAAATGGGTATACTGCCACAATTGCTGATGTAAGAGTATTAAACACATTTAATGGGGTAGGCATTCAAACCGAAGAAGCTACTAGATTAAACCAAACTGAAACTTTAGGAACTAATGTATCTAAGACAGTTGTTGGTACAACCCTCAACTTAACCGCTACTACAGTTAATACATTATTTGGTTCTAATACAGAATTAAATACTACACTTCAAATTGTTGGAAGAGATAGTGGAGCTAGAATCACAATCCCCGTAAAAATTACAAAAACTAACGCCTAATGTCATTTAAAAGATTTGATCCAGAAGATTTTTTAGTAAGTGCAGATAGTATTACTGCAGGTGCTTGGACTAATAACCTTCCTACATTAACTACTTTTCATACTTCTTCTGTCCAAGCTGGTTCAGTTAGTGGAAATTACTATCTAAATGTATTCCAACAAAATTCTACTTCTACTGGGGCTGAAGTTCAGTTTAATATTGCTTTTGGGGATTCTGCGGGTTCAGGATCAGTATTATATGATCCAGGTATAAATGGAAGATCTTACACTTCTACTATATTTGGTCAATGGCAAAATATAGTTTTAGGGGATGAAAATAATAATTTTGTTTTTGGGGGTGTTACTCCTGTAACTCAAAGTTTTTATGCATTATCTGTTAATAGATCCAAATTTAAAGGAAGTATATTCCCCGGTACTTTGGAGTTAAGAATTTCAGGCTCAAATGAAGTTGTATTAACAGATAATAGTAATGATGTTGATACAGTAGTTTATAATGAATCCGGAAGGGTATTCCAAATTGTTTCTGGGTCTAATGGAAGTGCTATATCTATAACTGATTCTCCTGCTAATGCTACGGCAGCAGGAATGACAGTTTCAGGTTCATACGGTTTATTTCTCCCAGATATTGGGGCTATTATATTAAATCCTGCTGCTTTAGCTTTAGATAGTGGTGACGGGGGTGCCGGAGTAACTACATTATATGCCTCAGATACTAATGATAACAATCCTGAGGCTTTATTTAATGCTATCTCATCTTCAGGTTATTTTACTTTAAATAGTCAAGAAAATATAACTTCAGATTATGTATTTGTAAGAGCTAGAAATAGTGAATATAATTATTCTGCAAATCCTTCATTTATATCAGGTTCTACAGGTGAAGTTCTTTATAATAGCTTTATAAATTCACCACAATCATTTGTTACTACTGTAGGATTATATAATGATTCTAACGAATTATTAGCGGTCGCTAAATTAAGTAAACCATTAAAAAAAGACTTTACCAAAGAAGCCCTTGTAAGAGTTAAGTTAGATTTCTAATGAATGAGCTACTTAAAAACCCTCAACAGTACAGATATAATAGTAACCCCATTTGAGGTTAATAAGGGATTTTCTTTTTCGGGAAAAGTTGAGTTAAGACAAAGCCAAATAGATAGATTTATAGGTTTAAAAATAACAGGTTCTACCTTTCCTTCTGCTAGTGAACCTACAACAGGTGAAGTAGCTACTGAGTATCAAAGATTAATTTACGAATCTATTAAGGAATTATATTATTCTAATAATATAGGGACAGATACTAAAAATTATTTATATGGAGCACCTACAGCAACAGCTAGTTTAGTACCTGGAGTAAATGAACAAGGAGATGCTTACGTAGGTTCCTCTTCTTCAACATCAAGATATTATAATTATCCCCAAACAGATTTATCTTTTGAAAGATATTTCCCCACATCCTCAGGGGAAATAATTGGAGTTATTTCTATTCCTTCTAAATTATATGGAGAATATGTTCAACCCAATTCATTCCGTCTAATAGCTCCTAGTGGTAGTGTAAAAGATGATGGCGAAGGTAATCTTATTATAAATAATAACCCTAATTTAATTTGTGGAAATATAATATACCCTCAAGGTATAGCTATTTTTACTAGGGGATTTGATGATGTTGCTTACGGATTTGCAGGATATGGAATTGATATTTATGGGGGAATTAATGAAGAAGGACAAAATATAACAAATTTTATTACTTCTAGTGAAGTTACTATATCGTTTTCTTCTTCATTTAGTATTTATGAAACCCAATATAAATGTACTGTTAGAGCAAATGAGTTTAATTACTCATTAAATCCTAGTTTATTAAAAAATTATGGACAAAATGAAATTATCACTTCAGGAAGTAGTAAATATAAAGATTTTGTAACAGGGTCTAGTTTTGATCCATATGTTTCTACAATAGGTTTATATAATGAAAATCAAGAATTAATAGCTGTAGGGAAATTACCCCAACCTCTTCCTACTTCACAAACCACAGATACTACCATACTTATAAACATAGATAGATAATACCATGGCAAAAAAACTACAAAATATATTTGATCCAAGTATTGATGAAGTAGAACAAAATTTTACTATCAATTCATGGCATGTTTCTCAATCAGTAGATGCTTTAACATCTGTTGATGATTATGATATTTCTATAAGTGGTAGTTTATCAGTAACAGGAAGTACTTTCCTTTCAGGAAGTACTATTATATCAGGAACCTTAGATACAGTAACTAGTGGTAGTATAAATCATACCGGAAGTATTTCTCATACAGGTAGTTTAGAGTTAATAGGAGGAATTGAAAGTATCACTACGGGAAGTATAATAAATACAGGAAGTGTTGCTTTATCTGGAAGTTTAGACTTAGATGGTATTCCTGATAAGACTTTAGGGGCATTTGATGTATTAGTAATAGATTCTAGTGGGGATGTAGGATATAGTACCACAGTACAAGGTACTTCAGGCTCATCAGGTACTAGTGGCACATCAGGTTCAAGTGGTACCTCAGGGTCATCTGGTACTTCGGGTTCAAGTGGTACTTCGGGTTCAAGTGGTACTTCGGGTTCTTCAGGTACTTCGGGTTCTTCAGGTACTTCAGGTTCTAGTAGTACATCAGGTTCTAGTGGCACTTCAGGAGAATCTATTACAGGCCCTCAAGGTAATAATGGTTCTTCAGGTACTTCGGGTTCTTCAGGTACTTCGGGTTCTTCAGGTACTTCGGGTTCTTCAGGTACTTCAGGTTCTTCAGGAGGAGATGGTAGTTGGAATTATATTGTCCCTAATCCTGCTACTGATTTAAAATTTGGATTAAACAACGCACATGATAATTACCAAGTCTCAGGAGTAAGTTCAGGTACTTCTACACCCCCTGTACCTGCTAATAATGGGGATGTTACTTTTAATGGGGGTGGAAGTACACCTACTAAATTTAGTATATACCATTTTAATTCATTGGGAAATGATCTTAGTTGGCAGTGGCAGGATTATTTAGAAAATGCTTCTCTTGATTTTTTTTGGAATGGTAATTTTGAAATTGTTGGTGCTACTATTGATAATGTTGTTGTTGATACTTTAAATAATTACACAACATTTACTATTTCTGGGGGGACATTTAGTGGAACTATAAACTCAGGAGATAGTACTTCATTACAGACTACTATTAATTATTATATATATACTTTAGAAGAAGGATATAATAAAATAGATATAGAAGATGTAACACAATTCCCATATCCTCTAGATGAGGCTTTTTTTATATTTAAATTCCCAAATACTCTTACTAATACAAGTAAATCAGGAAATCAAATAGTAGTTGATATTAGGTATAGTAGCCCTGAAGGGAGTATTATAACCTTGAGATATTTTAGAAGAGCAAACCAATCAGTTTCAGTTGCTACTACTATTAAAGGAGCATCAGATCCTCAATCAGCAATTAGTTTATCAGATGGTAATTTTTATGTAGGTAATTTTATGATGTGGTATAGAAATTTTGGTACTAGAGGATTAATTCAACTAGGATCTGAAAATGTAACTACAGGTTAATAAAAATAAAATATGAATTGGTTATATAATGAAAAAGAAATTACAGACATATCAGAATTTCCCCTTGGGGCATTTGGATTTGTTTATGTAGTAATTACCCCCGAGGGTAAAAAGTATGTTGGTAAAAAAGCGTTGTATCACAATCGAAAACGAAAACTCACTAAGGTCGAATTAGCAGAACAATCTGGTCGTGGGAGGAGAAAATTGTTTGTGATTGAGAGTAAAGAAAGCGATTGGAAGAAATATTATGGTTCAAATAAACATCTAAAGGACCAAATAACTAAAGGTGAAGTTACGCTAGAAAATTTGAAAAAACAAATTATCGAAATAGGTTTTAATAAAAAACACCTTACATACTTAGAAACCAAATATCTATTCCAGCTAGAAGTGTTGGAGAATCCCGAAATATATTATAACGATTCAATTTTAGGTAAGTTCTTTACCAAAGATTTGATATTCTAGGTAAGTTTTGTATATTTATCCCCGATGACAGGGATATACAAAATAACCAACCCCAAGGGTAAAATTTATATAGGACAATCTATTGATATACCCAGAAGATTTACGGAGTATAATAAGATTCAGTGTTGTAAAGATTCAAAAAAACTATACTACTCACTTACTAAATATTCTCCATCTTCCCATACATTCGAAGTTTTAGAAGAATGTGATAAGAATGATTTAGAAATTAGAGAAGTATTTTGGATTAGGGAATTTAATAGCATAGATGAGGGTTTAAATATTAAAAATGGTTCTAAACCTCAATGGAGTGGGAAAAAACGCCCCGAACATAGCCAATTCCTCATTGAAAATGGAAGTGGATTATCCTACACTAGAACTCAAAGTCATAGAGATGGTGTATCTAAAATGATGAAAGCTGTTTGGGCTGAAAAGAAAGATGAAATAGGTAAAAAAATCACAGCAGGTAAAATAGGTAAAGGAACTAAAGCTATTAGGTGTACTACTTTGGATATTACATTTAAATCTATAAATGAAGCTTCCGAGGCATTAGACGTATCTAAAGGACAAATCTGCCAGATTGTAAAAGGTGATAAAGATTACATTAAGGGATTAACTTTCATCTACCAGTAGACTTGGATTTCTAAATTTTTCATCGTATATTCACCTACATGATAAATCATCTACTAGTAACACTAGTTGATTCCGTTCTAGGAAAAGGAAAACAAACCTCCAGGGGCAATTATGCTTACCACTGTCCTTTCTGTAAACACCACAAACCAAAAATGGAGGTAAACTTTACAGAAAATAAAAAAGGACACAATCCTTGGCATTGTTGGGTATGTAATACCAGAGGAAAAACAATTCCTAGTTTATTTAAGAAAACGGAAGCATATGATAAAATTGAGGAAGCTAAAAAATTAATCCCTCAGGGTTCATTTGTAGAAGAAACAATTATAAAACATGATTTATTTCTCCCTAAAGAATTTACTCGCTTCATAGATAAACCTACCAGTTTAATGGCTCGACATGCTTTAGCTTATCTAAAGCGTAGAGGGGTTACAATGGAGGATATGATTAAATACAATATGGGGTATTGTGAAGAAGGAGAATATCAAAATATGATTGTTATCCCCTCATACGATGCTCAGGGTAATTTAAATTACTTTACAGCTCGCAGTTTTGAAAAAGAACCATTCCGCAAATACAAAAACCCATCAGCATCTCGCGATATTGTACCATTTGAAATGTTTATAAATTGGGATAGCCCGTTAGTATTATGCGAAGGACCTTTTGATGCCATCACCATTAAACGAAATGCTATCCCGCTTTTAGGAAAAAATATACAAACTAACCTAATGAAGAAAATTGTTTCTTCTAAAGTAAAAAAAATATATATTGCACTTGATAGTGATGCTATTAAATCATCCTTAAAATTCTGTGAAAAATTCATGGATGAAGGTAAAGAAGTTCATTTGTTAGAGATGGATGATAAAGATCCT